GGCCCCGGCACCACCACTTGTGCCGCCAGCGCCAGCCGCTCAAGTTCGTCGATGTTGAGTTGGGTGGTCATGAAAGTATTACCTCCAGTTTATTGATGTCGCCGCCATGATTTTTAAACTCCGTCACCCAAGGCGGCGTCTGGCCTTTCCCTGTCCAGATCAAGTAGTCAATCGCACTGCACTCCATGATGAAAAGCCGCTTCATGCCCTGTCGCCGCATCCGTTGAATGGTTTTGTCGTCAAGCAGGGGGATGCAGTCCTTGCCCATACGGCGGACTACCGTAGGCCGGAATAGGTCAAGCTGGGCTGTGCTTATGTCCATCATCACTCCCATGAAAAAGCCGCCCGTGGGCGGCATCGATTCGCTTGAACTCCACTACCCACACCCATGGGTTTTTCTCCCAGGCTCCGGGGCCGTTGATCTGATCCCATAGCGTTGCGTACCCGTGTACTAACGCCGGGGCGCAGACGCCTTTCCACGGCGATTCTTTCCCTGCCTGTTCCTCCGCGCCCTCTGCGATAACATCCGCCTCGCTGATGTTCCGCAGCCTCTCCACGCGGACGCTGACTATTTCCAGCAGGATTCGACTTACTGCGCGTGGCATGTGGATAGATGGGTGCCAAGCGGATCGTGGCTCCCCGCCGCCGTCATCATCACTAGACCATTCGTTATCGCCGTCTGCTGCATAAATGATGTGGCCGGAGTAATAGCACTTGCCGAATGGCAGCTCATGAATGGCCAATGCTGGTCGGTCAGGAATCCAGTCGACCATGTCGCCGCATTCATTCCATGAGTGGCTGATGACGCCCCACGTCTCCCGCACCCAAAGCCGGTCACCCGGCTGCCCGTAGGGGCAAGCCCGATCAATCACATGCTGAGGCTCATGTTCCATTACCAGGGCGCCGGGGTCATACAGGTTTCCCCAGTCTGGATGCTTGACGGGTTTGGCCATTCGCCGGGTCATGGTCTTGCGGCCATCGAGCAAAGCACGCACCATAGGCGCATTGAATAAAATTGGACGTTCCTTCATCGTTATTCCTCGGCAGGTTTAACCGATTTCCCGCAAACCGGGCAGTAATCGCACATGAATGATGTTTCCTTTCCCTTTCGGTATCCGGCCTTGTCCGCCGTCACGGCGTAGATCAGGCGCGGCACTTCGTTGACAGAGTCGCTAAAGGTGACGGCGATCGACTGGCACTCGACTTTCGCGTCAGTCTTCAACAGCTGGCTGAAGTGCTCTGCCAGCTTGGCTTCCAGATCCCGCATGCAGGTGCATTGCATTGTTCATTCCTCGTCGAAGATGTGATAAAGCCCACTTGCGTGGGCCTCGTTGAGGGCGGCGATTGCGGCGCCGGTGTCGGGTATTAGGTATAGGTGGGTCATGCTGCAATCGTTTCCTTGTCCTGTTGTTTGAGTTCCGCCAGCGTCCAACTGGCCATGTCCATGCAATTGGCGCGGATCAAGGCGATTGCGGGTGGTGGGCTGACGCTGTTGCCGACCATTCTAACCTGTGCGCTCTTGCTGAATTTCCGCCCATCGTGGCCGTGGTCGATGATGTAATCCGGCGGGAAGCCCTGGCAGTTGTACAGTTCGCGTGGCGATAGCATGCGCAGACCGATATCCACGATGACCCATGGCGAGCCCTTAATCCAGACCGTGACCAGCGCCAGGCGGTCGCGGGTTGTGGCGGTTGGCATGGGTTGATTCAGGCCGCTTGTGTTGTCCGTGCCGTAGTAGCTCATCAGGAAAGCAGCGCAGCGCAGGGCGCCGTCCGCGTGCTCTTGGCTCAACTTGTATTCGACAAGCCCGATGCGGTTCTCTGTGGTAATGGTCGCGGTCGGGCCCCGCATGTCGCGCGCTCGGTTGGACTCGTCGGTGTAATAGCTGACCATGTGGGCCGCTATCAATCCGTGATGTTCGCCACCAGCGCTGATTGTCATAAGCGGGTCAGCCACGTCGCGGGCGTCGCAATTGCCGCGCAGATGCGCCAGCGTGGCCGCAACCAGTTGCTGCTGACTGCCTGTGTTGGTGATCGTGCTGGCCGGTTCGCGCAGATCATGGCCCGGGGTGGTGTTGAATCCGCCGTTGGCCTGCATCAGGTATGCACTGGCCAGTGCGATTTCTCCCCGATGCGCCGCCGTGATCGTGTTGATTGGCGCCTTCGGGTCATATACACGGTCACCGCCCTGGTGCGTAAGCGGGACAAACGATGGCGCGGCCAGCGCAAAGCTTCCACCCTTCGGCCATGCGGTGATGGTGCGCAGCGGTTCTGCCGCAGATTGAACCGTTTCTCCTGACCAGTTAGCAATAGGCACAATAAATGGCTCAGCGGCATCGATCACAAACTTCTTCATACCCTTGGCGATCCGGCGCATGGTGGCGTCAGCCAGGGGCTTCTTGCGGGTAAAGATCGACGGGCACGGCAGTAACCAGTCAATGTGATCGGCAGCGGCACGCCATGGTCGCAGGCCTTTAGCCTGTGCCTTGTGATGGGTGCGCTCTGGCCAAACAATCGGCTTGCCATCACGGCGCGCAACCATAAACAGCCGGTCTCGGGTGGTAGCAGCACCATAATCAGCAGCGACAAGCTGTCGCGCCTCGACTCGATACCCGAGTTTTTCCAGCGTGCGCTTGAAGTTCTCCCACGTCCGACCGGCATGCTTCGGATCTGGCACCAGGTACTGTTCTTGCACCGGCACGCGCTCACCAGATTCCGCGATGCCGCCACCAAGCTTGAGCACGCGGCCCGTTGCTTTGTCTCGCTTGGCGATCAGCGGCCCCCACTGCTGGATCTGCTTGACGTTCTCCAGCGTGATAACGCGCGGCGATACCTGTCCGGCCCAGCGAACGCCGACCCATGCCAGCGCGCGAATCTTACGATCACGCGGCTGGCCACCAGCGGCTTGGCTGTGGTGAGTGCAATCTGGAGATAGGTGCAGTAGTCCGACCGGGCGGGCGCGGGTTGCTGCATGCGGGCAAACTTCGAACACGTCGGCGCGGTAATGTTCGGTCTGCGGGTGATTGACGGTGTGCATACTCACGGCGTCGTCATCGTGATTTACCGACACGTCACTGTGCCGCCCGAGCGCCATTTCGATTGCCCCGGACATGCCCCCGCCGCCAGCAAACAAATCAACAATGATTTCGTTGTCGACGCACAGTGAGAATTGATCTCTGATCATCGGATCTCCAGGCGTTAAAAAGCCCGCTGAGCGGGCTATGGTTTTCGGTAGGTCTTTCTGATATCCATGCTGATGCACATTCCACGCCGTCGCAGCGCGTTCGCCAGTCGGCAGCGGTCGTGATGGCTGCTACTGGCTTGCCCGAGTAGCCCAAAATAGCTGTTTGCTGTTTCCAACAGATCGGCGGCATCGATGTGCGCCACCCTGTCGATGGCCTGGCGGTAAGTCCGACGCCTCGTGGTACGCGACCAAGGCTTAATCACCTGGCCGACCATGTCGATGCCACGGTCAATCGGCTGGATGAACGTCTTGCGCGGGTTGAGCTGCATGTCAAGTTCCGCCAGCTTGGTTTCGATCTGCGCGCGCGCCACGTTAAGCCACTGTGGTGATTCGTGCAGGATTACGAAGTCATCAACGTAACGCACGTAATGCCGGGCGCCGACCTGGTGCTTAACGAATTGGTCCAACCGATCCAACAGGACGTTGGCAAAGAATTGGCTGCTGAGGTTGCCGATTGGCAGCCCGTGGTATTCGTCGGCGTTCTGTAGCCGTTTGTGCGCCGGCACAAGGCTGATCAACCCAGGGTCACCGCGCAGTTCAAAGTCGGTGCGCGGGTCATGCATCAGAATCATGTCGGTCAGCGCCAGCCACCACGGTTCTGTGACTCGGCGTGCCAGCAACTGGAGAACGATGCGTTTATCGATCGACACAAAGAAATTCGATAGGTCGCCTTTCATGTAGAAGGCTGATCGGCTCCAGTTCTCGGTTATTGACCTGACCTTTGATTCCAGCCGCTTGGCGGCGTACAACGTGCCGCGTCCGGGTATGCATGCACAACTGTCGGCAATGAACCCGGCGTGAAAACGTTCTGATATGTGGTTGTAGAGCAAGTGGTGCACGACTCTGTCGCGAAAGTCGGCCGCCCAGACCTCGCGAGGCTTTGGCTGTGTCACTACAAAGCAGATTGACCGCCCAGGCTGGTAGCTCCCATCGATCAATTCGTCGTAAAGCCCGATCAGGTTGCGCTCTAGGTGAAGCTCGAAGGCTAGGGCGCTGCGGCTGTTTCGTTTCGCCTTGCGGCAGTCGAAGTAGGCGCGCACCAAATCGGAAAATGTTGGCTGGGTTGAATCTGCGGACTGCAACAGCACAATAATCGTTGTCCTTGTTGATGTTGTTCTGGTTGCCGTTGTTGAAGTTCTGCGCCCAGGCGTTGTTGCTCGAGTACTGCGTCATTTCATGCAATCTACGTCGCCGCGCCGAAGGCTTGCGCCAATCAGTGCGAAAACTGCGCCAGACCAGCCAGACCGGTGCCTGCGGTATCCATAGAGCGCATATCAGATGCCTTATGGGCATGTGGCATGACCAGATTCAAATCGCACTGGAATGGCCGCCGTGACGGTCAAACTGCAGGCGATGCTTTGCGCCAGCCAGTGGCTTGTTTTCCGATCTTTGAGGTGAGTTCGATTGCTGCGGCAAATTGTGAAACCGGGATTAACCGGAGGTCTCGCGCCAACCTCAGAAGAAGCTCTACAACCTGCAGGCGCTCAATCAATTCACTGAGCGCAGCGCGCTTGTCCCGCGTAGCGTTGGCCCGGTAAATCTGAATAACCAGACCTAGACATTCATCATCCAGGCGTTTGCCGTGCTCGCGGTAGTTGCGCTGAAACTGGCTAACCAGCCGTTTGACTAGAACCGTCAGGTCGTAGGTCACCTTGTAAATCGGAAGTTCTGAATGTAATGCCATGACAAAACCCAGCCCGGCGTTGCCGAGCTAAATAGTTAAAGGGCTGAATAGACGACTCTGCGGACTGCAACAGCACAATAATCGCCGTCCTTGCGGACGAAGCGCTGGCCGCCGTAGAAGAAGTGCTGCGCCCAGGCGTCGTAGCTCGAGCACTGCGTACTCGACAAGTGCCATTCCTTGTCGAACAGCTCAGAAACGTTGATTTCTGCAAGCGCCAGCTCTCGGCGCGCAGGCAGGTACCAGTCGCTATGCCCTTCGATCGTCAGCCCAGCAGCCCACTCGGCGGCAGGGTGCTCCGTTTCCGAATTAACCAGAGACAAGGTATTGGCCTTGCCATCCCACTTGCTCGCTGCTCCCGGCTCATCTGTGCCGTAGCCACCGTAGGCGATGCCCTTATTTCGCCCGGCCTTGCTGGTCGAGACAATCAGAAAGTAGGGCTCCGTGCCGTCATCTGGCTTGATCAGCCCAGCCACCTTGCCGCCTTGCCCTGGCCAAGACTCGCCAACTTGTGGGGCATTCGATGGCGCCAGCTCCTGCGCGGCGTCTTCTAAAATTGCTTTCAGGATCTTTTTGAGCGGGACCGAGATGCTGGTATCGCCGATCTGCAGAGTTGCTACTTTTGCCATGGGAATCTCCAAAGAGGAAAAAGAAAAACCGCCACACGGCGGGTCGTTGATTTCAATCCCCCGCGCAGTTAGCCAGGACAGGCCGTGTGCGTTGCAGGATTACCGCTGAGGGAGCGGGCGGGGTGTTGTTTGTTATGCTGCTTTGTCTTGATCTTGCCGAGCGGGCGGGGTGGTGACTTCTTGGCGAGCATCTTGCTGCTGCTTGCGTCTGGCCGCTTCGTACATGGCCTGCAGCAGCGGCAACCGGACAAAGCCTTCTTCCTCCGGCTCGTGTTTGTGATGTTCCATTTCAGACCTCCGATGCTTCCTTATTGCGTGAAATATCCACTTGCGGCGCTGCAAACTCATGCGTCCTCAATGCCTCCCAGCGCCTCAATCAGCGCTTCGACCAGGTCGCCCAGTTCCTCGCTCATCAGGGTGAACGTAGCTTCGAACAGGCTGGCGCTGTCGTCACCGGCTTGATTTGCCTCGTCCTGCAGTACGTCCAGAAACTGAATGCGCTTCAATTGCAGGTTGTCGGTCAGCACAAAGCGGATCCGTTCTTTCCAGATCAGCCCCAGGCGGGTGACTTGCTTGCCGGTGGCGATGTGCTGGCGGATCTCGTCAGCGGTCAGGTCTGCGCGCTTGGCGCTGATCACCATGCCGTTTTCGCCTGGGTCGCGCAGCTCAACATCAGAATCAAGCTCGAAACCGTGCGGGGCCTCGCCAGCAGCCAGCCAATCGGTCATTACGGTGTGCGGCGCCTGCTTGGTGCGAGGCAATGCGGCCGGGAAGGGCGGAAGCGCCTCGCGCAACTTGCTGACCAGTGCTTCGGCCTTGCTTGACGTCGCCGTGTCGACCATCAGCCAACCGCGGCGGTTGTCGATGTAGCCAACTTTGCGACTGTCCCGG